CCACCGCTTCTAGTAGCATCTATATTACCTGTTACATCTATACCTGAAGATGTTAACTTCATTCGTTCTGATGCAACACCTGTTTTGAATATTAATTCATTACTAGCATTAGAATGCATTCCTGCACGTTCATCACCACCAACTACTTCTGTAAATGTATAGGAACCCGCTACTCTACCAATACCTATATCACCATTTACATCTAATGAACCTGTTACATCTAACCCTGTGCTATTAGCAACTAATACATTGTTTTGCGAATTAACATTAACAATAAATCTAGGATTTGAACCTACTTCGCTTTTATCAATATGTAATTGTAATGAACCAGTACTAGAGTTACTATCAATACTCGTAGTTACATTCGTATTTGTATCTACAAGAAATATTTCTGGGTCTGAGGATTCAAGTGTCAATTTACCTGCAATATCTATATTACCTGTTCCTGTAATATTTTTGCTGTTTAAGTCTAAATTACCTCCAAGCTGGGGTGACGTGTCGTCAACTACATTTGTAATGCCACCACCACCACCTGCGTTAGCATCTACATAAGCTTTAATAGATTGTTGTGTGGCTAACTTGGTTGCACTGTTAGAAGCCATGTCATCTTCGTCGAGTATATCTGTAATTGTTACTGATCCTGTGCCAGACAAGCCGTCAAATTCTACATTACCTGCTACATTTATTCCATTGGGTGTGACTGATAGTTTAGTGACGCTTGAGCGTTGTAGATTTATATTACCTGTTTTTCCGTCTATAGTACCACCTAAACCTGTAGTTATAATACGCAAATCGTGGTCGTCTGACATTGGGCCTTTTAGGTCTATGTATCCACCTGTAGTGCCACCAACTTCTACCCTTCCATAACCACTTGTGTTTTCTAGTGTTAGTGCGCTATCAAGTGTAACTACACCTGTTACATCTAACCCTGTTGTCGTAACACGGGCTACTTCTGTTTCATTTACACCAAATATTAATGGTCTTGTGGCTGATGTACTATAAAGATTAACACCATCTGCATTTAAGGCTATAGCGGCTTTGTAACCATTACCATCAATCCTAAACTGCCCACTTCCTACATTATCGGGTGATATGTCACTGTTATTATCAAAGATATCTAGAATACCGGTTACACTTACACCCACAGCGTTTGTATTAAGCCTTTCTATATTGTTGTGATACAATTGTACGGAACCATTTGCTGTAGCACTAAGGTATACTTCACCGCCACCACTATTTCTTAATTCTAAATTGGTAGCATCAATCTTTAAATCACCTGTACCTACGTCTTTAATATAAGAGTGAGTACCATTGTGAAAGATTTCTAAATCTGAACCACCACCAAAAATTGCTTTACTTCCATCCCCAAAGGTTATGTCGTCACTTGCTGATACTGATATGTTTGTACCGCCTGTGGTGTTACCAAGACCTAGCACCTCTGATAAGGTATCTGCTGTACCTACCTGCGCGTCTACATATGCTTTGATTGACTGCTGTGTAGCTAGTTTTGTGGCACTATTTGAAGCCATATTATCTTCGTCGGCTATGTCGGTAATTGTAACTGAGCCTGTTCCTGATAGGCCATTAAACTCAACTGTGCCAAATACATCAATACCTGTAGATGTTGTACGTAGTTTCTCACTGCCGTTGTAATATAAGCTAACCTCTGCATCTGTATCTGCCAATATACTATTGGTTCCGTCAATACCCTCGATAACAATAGAACCTGCGCTACGTATACGTAATGAACCTGTACCTTTTTCATCTATATAAGAATTAGAGCCATCGTGATATATCTCTAAGTCATTACCTGTGCCAAACCTAGCTTTAGCATTATCAACAAAGTCAATGCCATCACTACCAATGCTAGCAAGAAATTGCTGTATAGATTGTACTGAAACGCCACCACTTGTTGTATAACCTGTAGCTGAGTTGACAAACGTATCTAATCTGTCCTCGTTTTCCTTAAACCTTGGTACGGCTTGGTCGAGTGGTAATTCTGCCATTTACTTGCTCCTAAATTTCATCGCCATCGATATCAACAACGCCTGTAAGATAATCGTTGTCTTGCGTATAGTATTTATTACTATAATTAACAGCTCCCACCCTCGACGTAAAGTTATCGTTTGGTTGCTTCTCTGTTACTAAAAACGCTGTACCGCGTGCATCATTACTTGCTACTATGTTATAACCTGTTCTAGCATACTTATTTTGGTCGGTCACTAAGCTTAATCGTGGTGCATTTGCTAAGACAACTTTATTGTCTGCCGTACCTGCTGTAATGCCAATGCTTTCAACTGTACCATCAACGTGCTGTAAGAATATAGTATATGTAACACCGCCACCTGCAAAGGTAACATCTTGTGATAAGGTTAGCTCTAAGACATTAACAGCCGTCACCTCGCCGTCTTGCGTTCCAGTGCGTGTATTATCAGCCACTAATATTCTATCATTGGTAACTAATAAGTCTGCTTCTTGCGTTGCCTCGAAGTCAACCAGTGTATTTTGATACTGTATTTTGTTCCAAGCTCTATGTGCTGCAAAGTAGGCTTGCACGCCATTTCTGATGCCAACGCTTTCTATCTTATCCGGATTTGTTGCGCTCTGGTCGCTAGGTATATTTATACTAATTAGCGCGTCATCAACTGGACTAGCATATACAAACTCTATGCCATCATGGTTACTTGCATTACCAAACCTTACTGAGCGTGTTTCCGATTGTGGTAATTTGTTTCTGTGATTAAACAATAACACACTATCATCTGTTTCTTTCTCAAAGCTTAACTTGATTTTACTACCTTGTCTGTATGCCTGACTGTAGATTGCAGTTGCTATAGTTTGTGCTGTTTCCTCAAAGCTTAAATTATCAGCATCAAAGGTATAATTAAACTCTGATGCTTTAGTTGTACCAAAGTAATCTGTAACGCTCTCAGTGGTGCTTAAAACGCTCTCTAGGTCTACTTCTGTCAATGGTCTGCGCCCAATGAACGGGTCAACGCATATGTTAGTCAATATTTGTGCAGCGTCTGTCGTTGCATACCTACTAACACCAAGTTCTTGCGCTTTAATACGTAAGTTACGCAAGGCAAAGAATGTAGTGCTCTGGGTGCTATATATAACAACTCTACCTGCTGACTTAGCCGTATGTGTTAGTGTTACTGACCTAGCACCTGCTGATACAGTTTCTACATTTGACATAGGTTGATTTGCATTATCTAGTATAACAACGCTAACAGACGTGCTAGTTGATGCTGATAGCAAGTCAAAGTCTACAATAGTTTTATAGCCTGTGTTGCCATATTCTATTGGCCTACTAATCCCATAACTGCCGCCATCATTAGCTACTTTAACGCCGCCGTGTTGATAAGTAATTACACCGCCATAAAAACTGTCTGCACTAATTGTTTGTGTGCTAGGATAATCTTCACCGCTAACCTGCATATCTGTTACAGTAAAATATGTGTCATTATTACCACACTGCAATAACACGAATGGATTTGCTTCTGCTCCTGTTGCAGTAAAGGTATATGTCGCTGTGCCGTTAGTTACTGTCGCTGTGTTTGATATAAAGCTTGTGCCATCGTGTAGCCCAATAGTAACTGTAGTCGCTGTTGTCTTCGTATTGTCCAATGTGAGTGTTACTGTAATGACCTGTCCATTACTGATAGCATCTAAATCAGCATAGCCACCATAACTACTACCGTCTGAACTAATAGTTACATTGTTACCTGCAACCTTAACTAAGCCGTTGCTATGGCTTGTCCATGTCATAGGGAATGTATAACGCTCGTATTGTATTTTAGGTAACTTGCGTGTCACTTCCATATTTAGCTTACGTGATTTAACAGCTAATGCGCCATCAGTAGCATATGTTACAGATTGTACTGTAGTTACATCGCCAAAGTCGTTTTGTGATACTGGTGACATAGCATATAAGTCACGCCATTTAACTTCATCGACTACAGTACCTTCAAAGTTAGTATCGCTATTTGTTGTACGTTTAACTCGTACTCTGCAATAGCCTGTAAAGGTAGGATTAATTTTCATAGTCAAAGCGCGTGTACTTTTGCTACTGCTCGAACCTAAAACTGTACCTGTGAATGTTTCTACTGTTCCTGTCGGCGTTCCTGTTGCGCTCGTTTGTTCGACTTGTACTTGCACTGCTATATTAAACGCATACTGCTGTTCGCCATCGTCTTTATACAAACCCTGCAACGCAACTAAATTAATGTATATTTTATCTAGGTCATCAACAAGTAAGTTAAACCAACCTATAAAAGCTTCGCCTGTAGAATACATATAAGGACTAAGTAAACCTGTTTCATCTGCGGGATTGTCATAGTCATCTAGCTTATTCCAGTCACTATTTACACTGGCAGGATTACTCAAACTGACTGTAGTTGCTGTCACACTAGATATTGTATAGTCACCTGCTAGATTAACAGTCACAATGCTACCAAGATTTGTTAAAAATACATTCTTTGTGCCAGTCTCGTTCGCGGCAAACTCATTTTGTATTTGACCCCAATTAGCGTTAATACTTTCTGGATAGTCTAATGTTATTGTTGTACTTGTAACAGCTTTAACAACATAATCACCATTGAGATTTAATGTGCTACTATCATCTGTTTGAAACAATGCAAAGGCAAGTCTTATACTATCATTAACACTAAAATCATTTGTTGCATCACCAGTTGTATATATTATCTCACCATCAAAACCATTAGACGCTATTTTACATTTAACATTGCGTGTTAATTGGCTACCTGCTGTGCCGACTACTGCTGTATAACTAGCATTAGTTACTGTTAATGTTGCACCTGATACAAATTCTTCTGTAAAATCTATGCCTGACGCTGTTGTAGTTATTTGATTTGGATATACAAACTTTGTATTATTATTGCCATTAAAGGCCGCCGCGTCTGGTGCTTTAAGTGTTTGTCCGTTAGCCGCATTACTCCTAACAGACTTTAGCACTGGCTCATTTATAGCTGAACCTATTGTTAATTGTGGACTACCATTATTAGGTGATGTATCTGGTGGATATATTGCTACTGAAGCACCTGATATGTCACTGATCTTAGTGTCGCCATCTTTTACATTATCAGCCGTTATATCATAATAACCACGACCTACGCACATATAAGCATATTCAACCTCTTGATGGTCAATAAATTCTTTGTATGGAACATTAAGTAAATCTGGTGTTGACCTAACTTTGCCAAATATGTCTGGTATGCGTGCTAATATCCTAGCGTTATTCTCTCTGTCTGATAATCCGTTATTTGGGCTTTCAGTTTGTGTGTTACGTTGCGTTGGTGTTGGCGGCCTCAGTAAAAACATTATAGCAACGGATATTGCTACACTAACTATTGCTACTATTATAGGTATAAACTGTGCAGACGGATAATTTACTACGTATATTGTATCTTCTAGGTTATTAAGTGTTTCTATTTGTGCTTTATTAGTTGGTGTTACGTCATTATCTAAACTTACGCTTTTATGGTAAATACGTGCGTTTTCAGGGAAAGTATTATATCTCTCCATTAGGAAGTCTGATATATTTTCTACATAATGACCTGACCATGTTTCAGGATCTAATGCGTTCTCTGCTATTATAACTTGCTTTAACATTTATAAAAACCCAACTTAGTGTAACCTAATTTTGCAATAGACAATGAAACATACTGCACTCCTGCTTCTTGTATATGTATCACTTTATCACGTACAAATACACCTACATGGGGCGCAACTTTGCTACCTAACATTATTACTAGGCATGGGCTGACGGGTCTGTCTAATTTTATTAATCTATGTCTTTTTGTCATATCAACAACACGTTTGCTTGGCGGCAATAGAAAGCCTGACAATGTATCGCCAATATCTTTCCCTGTTTCAGCAAAGTATACATCGCGTGCAAAATGGGCGCAGTTATAACTATTCTTGTCATAAGTCTTATAATAAAGCTCGTCACGCATTATAAGAACCCACGTAACATCGGAAAACGAGCAAAAGTATATGTTTCACCTGTCTTATTTATATTTAAACTAGGTGCTTTTGCTTCAAAGACTGCGCCTTGCTCATTAAATGTAAAGCTCTCTACTTCAAGTGTCACAACATATAGTGGTGCTGTTAGTACGTCTGACCTATATGTTCGATAAATTAATACTGGTTTCTCATTAAATCCATCAGCCGTTGCTACTGCATCTAACTCAGCAGGTAATATCTCACCTAAGTCACCTAATGTTATTGTAAATGACTGGTCAAGGTTTTCTCTAGTTTCACCTGCATCAATAGCTAGTGGGTAATATGTAAAGGTAACACTTGTACCGCTTTCGGTTGTAGCTGTAATCCCATTTGTTGCATTTCTTACAACTCTATATGTCTGTGTAAAGTCACTATGCGATAGTTCTATCGTTTCTAGCTGTACTATATTGCTATCACTATTTAAGTAAAATTCGGTATAATCAGACATTTAGGTAACTCGGAAAGTCGGTGTTTATTATTATATCTATATCATTTTCATCTGGTGGGAACAAGGTTGCATAATTTTCACCGTACTCTGGGTATAAGACTAATGCAATCAAATCGGCATCTGTATCTCTTGCTTTAGCATTTAATTCTAATTGTGCTTGTACGTTAAAGAAGCCATCTGCATATCTTGATGTAGATAAGCTATCTGGTATTATGCGTGCGTCGTATTCTTCTAGTGTGCCATAGTTAATAGCTAGGTCTATTTTAAAGCTTGTTGTTCCTGCAGCTGTAGTTAATTTATAGAACTCTCTAAAGTCTGCATATTCTGTTGTATTTAATATCCAGCTGACATTTGCTATAGTACCCGCATCAATAATATCTTTTCTGTATCTGCTTGTGCCACCTTCCAAGGGTATGGCTATAGTTTCTTGTCGTGTATCTATGCTGTAAGAGGCTTGGTTAGGTATATAATTGAGCTTGTATGGCGTGCTAGGCGTTCCTGATGCCGTTAATGGCTTTGCTTTCAACTCTAAATTGGCTCGCACTTCATAGTCTGTGCCACTTCTAGCACCTGTACTAATGCTATTGTCAATAAAGTATGCTGTATATTGTTCTAGTGCAGTTCCATCTATTGCTAAGTCA